CTTTGATAAACATCAATTCATCACCGATTGCAATGTAAGTATCTACAACTAAACTCGCAGTATTTTGTACCAAGAATTTCTTCTGTGTCTTTGTAATATCCTCTGCAAGTCTTGTGACTCCATCATCATTATAATCCTTAAGTGCTCTAGGTGTAGCAACATATCTCTTAGATCTAGTTGCAGTCTTAGTGTTTGTACTTGTGTTATAATCGACCTGAACTTTCTTAATAAGTCCTGAACCAGAATCTGAGACTGGGCCAAATAAGTATGTTTTTGCAGTGAAAGATAATGTATGAGTTATAATTCTTTTTTGATCATATCCACTATCATAATTATCATCAAAAGTAACACTTTCTAATACCATTGGTATATCTCTTTTTTCACCAATCGCTTTAACTAAATCTACAGTTAAATTAAATGATGGTTGAAAATATGGTAATATCTGTTCAATAATTTGTAGAGAGTCTTCATTATATTGAGTCATTGCATATAGTTTGAAACTTAAATTGTATGGAACTGGCATGAATACTTTTCTTGCACTCTTTGAACCATCTTTTGTAAATGCTTTGAAAGTTTGCATTGTAGAAACTTTTCTTGCTGGATCATATGATATTCCATCCATTTCAAATGCTAAACGAGGTAAAGTTATTGCAACTCTTTTTCTAAAATCTGGTTTCTGTTCTAATCTTGCTAAAAACTTCTCTGTTGGGCCATAAGCAATCGGAACTCTTACTGTGGAGAAATTTGCACCAGCAGCAGTCTGATGTTTGATGTCAATTTCATTGAAAAGAGTACCAAAGGCTATAATAGTCCTTCTGATTATTTCATGGTAATAATAGGTTCCTAACATATCTTAAACAGGACTTATCCAAACTATTTAGAAATCACCGAAGGGATTGTCTTCAGAAAAATCTATAATTGAGTCTGCTTCGGACTCAACAACTATATTTTCGTTGTAATTATCATACTCATCTTGGTCAGAAACACTTTTAACAATGTACTCAGAATCTGAACCTAATAGAGTAGTTCCAATACCAACAACCGATTCTCCTTGTGCAAAACCAACACCACCAACATTTGTAACTTTAAGAATTCTTGTATCTGCATCCCAATCAGCAACAAACGCTGTAGTTCCAGTAGAAACACCTCTAACCAATTCTTTAAACATATAATTTCCAGTTGCTAAACCTGCTCTTGCTGGTGGATCAATAGTTACAGTTGGAGTTGCAGTATATCCAATACCTGCAAAGGTGTATCTAATTGAAGCAACTTGACCAAGAGTATTAACGATTGCCACTGCTTTTGCAGTTGAACCAATTCCTATATTTGTATCTAATCCAACAGCATTGATAGAAACTTTTGGAGTAATACCATAACTGGCACCAGGGTTATTAATAGTTGGTGTATGTATTGTTCCATCTGCTATAACTGCGGTTGCTGCAGCACCAGTTCCGAATGCATTTTGACTTCTAATTGTAACTGTTGGTGGAACTGTATAAGCAAAACCAGGATTTGTTAATTCAATACGGTCTATTGATTGTCCAGTTTGACCACTTCGACTGGTCATAATTGCAACCGCAGTTGCATTAATACCTTGACTTGGTGCACTTGATATACCAACTAATGGTGGAAGTGTATATCCTGTTCCATCATTTATCAAATCAATAAATGCGATTCCCTTTCCAATATTTGTACTACCTGCATTTTTAGATAACTGAACAGATGCTGTAGCAGTTGAAGCAGCAATACTAACCATAGTTAGTCTTGTAGTATATCCAAATTCTACTGCTGCCTTATCTACTGCTTCAATTCCAGTATCAATATTTTCATCAAGAGCATAATCCATTACCTCACAACTTAATGTATAAACATAAAGATTATTCAATTGATAAAATGGTTTTTTACCTTCCACATATTTGATTTCAAACATTGTGTTATCAAGAGGAAAGTATATTAAATCTCCTTCTTCTGGTCTTGTTGCTAATTCTATTTGACTGTCTCCATTCAAAAAAGGACTAATAAAATCTTCATATCTTTCTTTTGATATAACAAAAGTTACAGCGTCTGTAGTTTGAACTCCAAATTTTTGTAAAATATCTCCATTACCCTCAAATCCTTGATAATTTAAAAGATATGCTTCCATACGATAAGCATCATCAAATGTAGAGGCAACAACCTCTTTCATGATGGTCTTTTTGTTTATAATTTTACGAGGAAGGTAAACTATATCTTGCCCATAAATTTTTAGTTGCTCATTTATAAGGTCTTGAACTAATCTCTGTTCGTTTGTTGATCCTTGAAGAAAATATGGTGAAAGTGGCATGATATCATCCTATGAGATCAAGAGGTGGTATTTCGTATTCTGTTTTGAGTGAGTATTCTATTTCCTCAATTTCTTTTAAAGCATCCTCATATATCTGTCTTCCATTTAACTGAACTCCACCAGGTAATAATACACCATTGAATTTAATTAAATTCATTCCCCATTGTTTTTTAATAATTGCTGTTGCATATCTCTTTAACCAAAAATCATTATAGATTGCAGGTGCATCTGATGGATCTAAAAGACGATAACCATCAATAATGATAAACGTATCATCAGATAATTGCCCAAAATCAATATCAAGATATAACCTATGATTCTTTTTATTAAATCTTAATTGTGTATCTGGAGTAATAATACGACTTAAATCTTCCAGATAAGTTTTAGTCATTGCATAGTTCATTAAATCAAGTGCACCATAATAATACAAGTCATTTAAAAATATTTGATATTTAATATTAAATAAACCACTGGATATAGTACTCGCATCCATTTTAAGAACTCTTTCTACACCCAATACATGATCTGGCAGTTGTATAAAGTTTTGACTTTCTGTAAATGTTGTTGTAGTTATACCAACTGTAGAATTTGCAGTTGTTGTAGTAATCCCAGTTTTTAGTGTTTCTTTATTTTCTTTCGTAATTTCATGCTTCAATAACATTCTTTCTACACCATCAAAGTGACGTTCTTGAAAGTATTGAATAGCATCATCAATCAAATCATCTATTTGATCGTCATCCACATTAACTTCCAGCACAGGATATCCTAGTCTTCGTAGACAGTAATCTATCAATCCTTGCCTTGTGGATGGCTTACTCATTTCTTAATTCCCCTTTTCGGTTTTTGCAACTCCTCAAATTGTTCTTTTAATCGCATGTAATCATTTAACATTGATTCCATTTTTGCTTCTAATAATATATTTTGATTAACTAATGTTGATAATTTCTTATGGTAATGATTAATCAAAATGTTCACATCAACTTCACTGTTCATAGTATCAGAATTGACCTCCATCAATTGTTGTTGTCCACTTCGGTACGCCACTGGCATCCGTTGTGAGTATAAAGTTAGAAGTAGTTATACCTGCAGTTGTACCTGCAGAAACCACTGATTTACCTTGACTATCAAAGTAAAGAATTCCATTACCAGATGTTGCAAAATCATGATGTTGGAAATATAAACCTTTTATATCTAGGAATCCTCTCAATCCACTTACAATATTACCAGTGTTAGTAGCATCTGGAATATATGTAAATGACCTTTCAGGTGCATTACTGGTTTCACCTGTACTATCATTATAACCAAAAAATCCAGTTTTGTTGTTTGCTACTCCAGTTCCAGTATTATAGTTAAAAGTAATACCACGATCAGTATTGGTATCAAATCCATGAACAACTGTTAACTGTGTGTTAGTTGCTATACCAGCAGTTGTTTGTCCATCAATGAATACAGTGGATACACCAGCAGATGAACTATAAGAGTGTATAGTTGTTGTACCTGCACCAGGAAGACCAGCACCAGATATCGTATCTCCAGTGTTAATACCTACAATTGAATCTATAGTAATTGCAGATGTACCAGATCCAACAATTGCTACCACAGTCCTCTGACTTGTTACATCACCAATATTCATTATTGGATCGTTTAGTGATGTATTTGTTGAGTTAACAGTGGTTGTGGTTCCATCAACTTGCAAACTACCTTTGATGATAACCATACCATCACTATCCAAACCATCTGGATATGGATCAATGAATAATGTATTTCCACCACCAGATTTAGTTCTAATTACATTAGATGAAATACCAATATTATCAACAATAAACTCACCAGTAGGAGGGGTGATTATCTCAACAGGAACATTATTATAAACCCAACCTTTACCTGTTACCTGAACTAAATCTGTCCCGTCTTCATCATATTCGATACTTGCGTCTTCACTTGCACCAAAGGTTAATTTAGTATCATCATTAATAATGACTTGACCACCACCGTTAGTTACAAATTTTATATCTCCATCAATATCATTTGAATATATTGTATTTCCATCAAATGTTAACTGATCTACAGTCCAACTATCTACTCTTGGTAAAACTTGAGATGCATATGCTGCCCCAAAACCTGAAGCACTACCACCTGGATGTCCAGTGTAGTTAACTGCTAAAATTGGTATAAATCCGTTTGATGCAGTAGCATTTAAAGCATTACTTTTACCTCTAACCTCACCTGGCCCATTAGACATCATATCGGTGAAGTATTTACCACCAATAACTATC